CAGCAATTATTAAAATATGATGTTCCCTAATACTAAAATATGATTGTTCTGTGTAGGGCCCAATCCAACGACTTAAATTTAAAGAATCAATTGATCCCTTTTGTGTTGGCTGGGAAACAATTTGCATTTTTAGAGGAAATCCTATTTCATATTCTCCATCGATGGCTTCGTCACTCAATTCACAAATAATTTCTTCTCCATTTGTGAACTTTACAATTTTATATACTGTTTGGTTCATTTCGGTTATCCTTTATTGTGATTATATATATTAGGTTCTAATTTTTACTTTACTAATCTCATATTCAAATTGTTCAGTATTATAAATGTTTATACGTTCTTGAAAGTGGTTTAGTGTAAAATTACTTTGGCCTCTAAAAGTAAGGTCATCTGCAATATCAAAGATCAAAACGGAATCTTTATTATCACTAGTACGCAAGCCTCTTCCGATACTTTGGAGCACTCTAATTCTGGATTTACTAGGACTTGCGAGCACGATGTTGTGAATGTTACGAATATTAATACCAGTACTAAAAGTTCCATACGAGGCAATAGTGATAGAGTTTGTTTCGCCCTCAACAATAGATCGTATATCTTCCCTTTCTGTGGTACTTGTTTTACCATAGATAAAAAATACCTTTCGTAACCTATCATCAAAGAATCCTTCTGACTGAGATTTTTTGACTGCTTCGTGTAGCGGCTTACCGTGCTTCTCAACTAATTGGTATAGACATAATGTATTGCCTGGTAAATGTATAAGTAAATCTGAAATAAATTTATTCCTATTTTCATTTTCGCCTAGGAATTGCAATTCATCTGCATATGACATTCTTTCTCTTATGTTACTATGTTTTAGAATTATACATTTAATTTTAAGATCAGCTAGTGTTTTTTGTTTAATTAACTCCTTTGTAGTTGTTACTTTTTCAACAGGACCGAATAGACCTTCTAAAACAAGCCTATGCGTCTGTGTCCCATCTAGGGTGCCTGTAAGACCGAATCTGTACTTACACTGGTGTAACTTAGTCATGATGCCTGTTAAGGATTTTGCCTTAAACATATGCGCTTCATCACCAATCACACATCCAAACACTTCAAAATATTTCTTTGGCATTTTATATAAAGATTGCCAAGTTGATATTACAACATCTTTAGTTACCTTTCGGTCATGTCCTTGATACACCTTTTGACAATATGTACCAGAGCTCCAACCATAATCTTCAAAATCTTTATACATCTGTTCCACCAGAGAAGTGGTAGGAACCAGTATCAGAGTCTTTAATCCCATCATATGATAATAACGAACTAACGAATAGATTATGAGTGATTTACCCGAAGCAGTAGGAGAAAGAAGAAGAGCACGATTTCTGGCAATACCATGATGTACTGCATCAATTTGGTAGTCACGCACTTTGAGAGATTTCCCGGCGGATTTTGGTTTAAGTGACCTGATGAAATCTCTAACAACCTGACGTACAACATTCCGCTCATCTTCTACTCCTTCTTCTAGTATATAGTCAATTTCATTCCTTTGACAAAAACTTTTTATATATTCAAGTAATCCAACATATATCTCACCTGTAGCTGGTGAGAATAAACGAATCTTTCCATCCCACATTCTACTGCGAAAGCTGGGCATAAAACTTGCACCCGGAACTTCAAACGTAAAGAACTCTGTAAGTTCTTGTTTTGTTGATGGTTCTAGATTTTTTAAAACTAAATATACTTCATTCTTTTTAGATATGTGCATTTTGTAATGTACCTTGCCTACCGTAATTACCTCTTAATAAAATATTCCAAGAGACACTAATACGATATTCTTTTGTTGGTGGCACCCAATGTTGCAACCATGACGGAAAAATATATCCAGAACCTTCTATAGAATCAAATTGAATCATACTAGAGTTATGCCAATTTGGTGTGTTTCTTGGTTGTAATACATTTGCTGCCGGCCTTGGGTCAAAAAATTGTATGGGTGCAGTTTTACCAGCCTTTAAATAATATACACCAGAAAGAAAATTATTTGAATGAGTATGGGGTGGATGAGATTCGCCACTGTTAAGTTTATTTGCCCACATATTTGTTATTTCTATTTTATCATATTGATATTGTTGTTTATATAAAACTTTAGTTGTAGCCTCCAATATACCATTTACTAAAGGTTTAAAATTTCTTTCACGAAATAATTGATCTGGCAAATCTGACGGTAAGTTAACAATCTCAATAATAGGTTCATGATTTATCTCTAAAGAAAATTGACTTATTGCTGTCGGAAAACAATCAAAAGATTTTACATCAACCATGTTACAATACTCCATCGTGTTCCCTTAGTAACTATTTTTGCCTCATGAGGAAACATAAAGTTGGATGGAAATATAATTGCAGACCCTCTACTTGGACAAAACTTTTTATCTGCTACACAAAACTCGCCACCTTCATAATCATCATTAAGATATAGCAGTGCAGAAACTTGAGGATAACCATACTGTTGGCCGTGACTATGATGAATATTATCTATATGACTTGACATAAACCCGCCTTCACTATATCGGTTTATTCTAAAATCTGTGGTGTGTTGTACACTAAATCTATCAAAGTCCTCTGAATATTTTTTTATAACTCTACTGAAGCCTTCACGAATAACAGGATAGAGAACGCTATCTTTTTTAACCCAGAACTCATCCATACAAACTCGTTCATTGGATGAGACTTTACCTTCTTTATTTGAGAATGGAGATGAAACAAATACTGTTTCTGTGCAATGTAGCACTTCCTTACATTGACCTTCAGAAAGAATATTCTCATAATATTTTATATAGCTATTCACATTCATTATATCATTCCTGCTTCAAACTTCTTCCACTCAATTGAGTTTTTTATATCCCATCCACGATTGTCTATAGATTTTATTACACCTTTGCAATAGTCTACACATGAATCGTAATAGCCAATTTTATTTTGAAGTTTAAGAATCTCATCATCGGATTGAATATACATTACAAGGTCTGTTTTCATAACCTTGATATCAAATGGTTTTGCAGCATAAACCTTTGCATCAGATTTACCACCATAGTATTCCCATTTTTGGCGATACATCTGTTGGTGATCTGTTTTTGCTCTTATTAGTAAGAGTTCAAAGTCAGCTTTAAAGTCTAACCACTTTTGTTTTATGTGTTGATTTTTAAATGATTCTTGATCAATGTGTTCATAATCAGTTACAGGTAGGTCTTCTTTTGACATTTTTTTTAACATATCTAAATTCATATTTACTCCATAATAAAAAAAGTGAGCAGTTTGATGTCTCTTATATAATATATTGACACTAGTGAGCCGCAGCGAGTCTTCACTAGGAATTAAGTCTAAAGATTTGATAATTTGTTAAGCGTATCAAATCTGCTCATTTTTATTTATAAAGATTTAATATCGTAGATTTGGTAAGCAAATTCAGCTGATGCAGTCATGTATTCAACATCTGTTGCAGCTTGAGTAAAATCTAACGCACTTAATGATATTGGAAATATATTTTCAAACACAACTTCAACAATAGGATTATTTTTATTTGATAATATCATAAGAAATGCATCTGAATACATTGCTTTGTCTGGGACTGAACCACCAACTATGTCAGCAGCTGGCGCAGTTCCTCCAGCTGGAGAATTTGAAGTGACATCTCTAAATGTACGAAATTCTTCTCTACTTGATGGAAAACCAATCCCTTTCATCCAATCATGAAGAGACTTATAATTTTCCAAATATTCATCAACAATAAAAGTAATACTTAAATTCTCATATGTTAATTTATCCCCAATGATAGGAATGTCTTTGAATGGTGTGGGCAATGTTCCAGCATCAGCACTAATGCCAGGAAGATTAGCACCAACAGTAAAGAATTCTACCTTTGGTAGCTGATTGATACCAAACCTAAATTGAGTTGGACTTGCATAGTCTAACTTTTCTGGTTGCCGTGCTAGTGGTGATTGTGCAGTTGCCATACATCTATTTATAATAAAAAAAAGGGGGGAACCCGAAAGTTCCCCCCTTTAAAGTCTATTAGACCCCTTATTTTACATAAGGTTAGAGACCTTAACGCGACGATACCAAGCATTGGTGTTCGCATCCAGTGACGCATCGGTATTAACCGTGTCAGCGGCAGCAACCGCACCCGCAGCAGCGAATGGGTTAGCAGCAAGACCATAACGAGTCTTGAAACCAATCTTAGGCTGGAAGGAATTCTCACCTACCGCACGAACCATCTGAAGAGGAACGTATGGGCAGTAGAAGAAACCAGCGTCGTAAGGCGAAGTGCCCTTATAACCAACAACATAGTACTGCGAAGCAGCAACATTGGCAGAATAAGGATCAACATAAACCTTGTAACGACCATTCATCACACCAGCAAATGTGGTAGACGAATCATCAACATTGAGGTTGTTGTTAAGCGCAGGCGTGTAATCAAGAACACCAGCCATCTGAAGTGCAGATGCAACATCAGCGGAGCAGATGACCATGTTACCTTTACCACGGCGAGTCTGTTGACCAATAGCATTGGCATCACGTTCAATAGCGAACATAAGACCTTTGAATTTTTCAACCGACCAACGACCATTGGAGTCTGTATCCAAGTCGAAAATACCAGCAGTAGTTGTATTAACCTGAGCACCCTTAACAGCTGTAACATACAGCGAACGAATAACTTCACGGTTAATTTCAGCAAGAATTTCAGAAGAAAGAATGTTGCTGAGTTCTGTTTCGGCATCCAAACCGTGGATTGCCTTCAAGTCCTGTGCAAGTTCCATTGTGTACTCAGCTTTGAGCGCACGGGAAACGGCCGTAACCGTAGACTTTTCAATACTGAAAGCCATCTGAGCAAAAGAGTTAGTCGAACTATCGCCAAGTGCTTCAGACTGCGAGCGAGTCATACCAGTGGCACTTACATAAGTACCAGCGGAAGGACTGTCATTAAGAACAGCAGGATTAGTTTCTGTGGAACCAACATCTCCACCACCGATTGTACCGGCAGCATTTTGGTTGGATGTATCAGGGAATGCTTCATCAACGAGGGCTTCTGCACCATCCTGTGAGGCAAGCGAGGAACGCATCGCAAAGATCAAGCCCGTTGGGCCTGTCATTGGCTGCACACCACAAACGTCATATGCAATGAGGTTAGGCATCGCACGACGAACCAATGAGATCAAAATCGGATCCCATGTATCCATCTGCCCACCACCCATGCTGTTGACTGGCGCTGTCTCTGTAAGGAAACCACGATCCTCACGCATTGCTTTTTCTTGGTTCTCTAGGATGAGAGTAGTAACTGCCCGCTTATAAGAATCCTCAATCCGTGGAAGATCGGGGTGTTCTAGGACTGGCTGCCACTTTTCTTGTAGATGTTCTGTTTGAAACATTTGTTTCTCCTTTATTTTACATCTGTTAATATAATGTTTTTATGCACTCGCCTTTTGATTACGACTGATTGCCGACAAGTATGCTGCCATAGCATCTGTCGTATCAACGTCCTGTGCGGTGCTACCATCTTCATCATCAAATTTTTGTTCAACTACAGTTTTCGGGAAATAACTTTCCTTCAAAGTTTCGCATTTTTCACGGAAAGAATCTTCATCCGTAAAATCAACGTCTTCTGTTAGGCTCTTGAACTTTTCAATTTCGGTATCGGCTAATTCTTCAGAAACTTCAGAAATAACCCTTTCACGAACTAGACCAGACTTAGCAGTGGAAAGAACAACATTCTGTTCCATAACACTGTTAACCTTTTCTTCCAGTTCAGAAATCTTCTCAGATTGTGCTTCCAGAACGTCATATTTTTCATCTGGAACATCAATATAATGATCTTCAAACAACTGTTTCAGTCCAGAGATAAAGTCTTCTGCAATTTCGCCCTTCAAACCGCGCTCGATTGCCAACTCGTTCTCTTTCGTCCATTCCTCTACAACGTAGTTGAGATATGTATCTACTTTTTCTGTAAGTTCAGATTTGAAGGTATCTAATTCTTCTGCCTTCTCCACCAAAACTTCTTCTTGGATACGTTCAATCTCTGAACGTAATTTCGACTTAACTGCGGCCTCAAAAATTGTCGCAGCCTTAGTCTTAAAATCTTCTGAAAGATTATCATCCGAACTCATCAAAGCTTTAACGTCTTCTGCAACATCAATATCTTTGATACGATCTTCAATTGTATCACTCAATACTTCATCTTCAACAGGTTCTTCTGCAATAACCTCATCACCTTCTGCTTCAAAACCAGCAGCTAATTTTTCGGGTTTATCAGGTTTGCCTTCACCTTTTTGTTGTGCATCACTACCAACTTCTTTTGCTTTAGCAGCAACTTTCTTAGCAGGCGCATCTTTTTGTTCTGGGTCTACGACAGGGGCGCCAGTATCTTGTACTTCACCATCTACCTTATCACCCTTTTCAGCGGGGGCAGCACCCTTTGTCTGGGCATCACTTGCTTCTTCGAGTTCTGCAAGCACTTCTTGCTCCAACTCTTCAATTGTTTGTTCTAATTCCGACATTTGGTGTCTCCTTACCTTGCTGTTAACATATATTTATAAATTATAATTTCTTTAGGAATTTTGCAAATTCCAAGGCTTCTACTCTTGCATCTCTTTGTTTTTCTTTAACATCAAACTTTTGTTTTAATCCAACGAGTTCTGCTTCAAGAAGGGCCCCATTATTCCAAACCCACTCTTTTCCTTCCATAATACCTTCTACGAAAGCATTTGGTGCAGAAGGATCAGCAACGATATCAGCAGCAGTTGCGAGATAAAAATCATCCCGAACATAACTTGCACCGCCTTTTTGGTCTAAACTACCCATTCCCCGTGAGGAAACACCTAGTTTTGCACCTTCATCCATAAGGTTTTTGACAATTTCACCCATAGGGGTTCCCATAATCTTTGCCTCACCGATAAAATTCTTACCATCTGGTGTTAAGGAAGTAATCATGTGTGATACACGTTCCAGATTAACTGTTGGCCCATCAGGGTGGCCAAGTTCACCAAATGCACGTTTCTCTTTGATAAAATTCTTATTATACTTTATAACTTCGTTTTGAAGTACTTCCATAGGATATACGCGACCATTACGGTTCTTAATGTCAGCTTGCATGAAGATACCACGAATCTTGTAATTTTTACCACCGTCTTCTTTTGCTTCGCAGATATATTCTACTTCTTCTACAGCTTCTGAAAATAACTTTACCGTATTCATAAGTCTATCCTTTATGTGATGTTATCAAAACCAGATACTTTTTTCATTTTTAAAATAATAGTACCTGTACAAGCACCATCATTTTCGATGTAGATGTCACCAGTAATACCACTACCAGCATTATTTGCAAGAGAAGGTAAAAATTGACCACCGCCATTGTAAGTACCATTACCATTTAGTGTTAGTGCAGTCACGTTTGATGTAGCGTCCCATTCAATCTCTGTTACTGAACTAACAGTCCACTGACAAGATACGATAGACACTCTAGGATCAGTGGCAGCACCAGCAACTTCCGAAACATCTACTACCTTTAAGGCAGTTCCATTTGTTCCAGAAATTGTATGTTTCGTGATAAGTTCAAAATCTGAATCTACTAATGTTTGTGTTACAATAGCCATTACCTACTCCTATATTGACAACATTTCTCGTTCAAAATAACCCATAAGGTCTTTTTCTTTGACCTTGAATTTTTTTGAAACATCTTTAATAGTTTTATCAAATGTATTTAGGAATTCTGAAGGTTTAGAATCCATAACCTTAAATATTTGATCAATAGCGTCACGCATCTTAGGAGAAAGTCTTTTATACTCCTTAGATTTTCTGTGTTCGTCTTTTTCAAATACCGCTGTGTTATAAACACCTTCAAAATTTCTACTTACCATTTTGATCTTCATACTTTCCAACAAAGTTTTTAGAAATTTCTTTTCTTTTATTTTCTAAACTATCACCAATCTTAGTTGTTATTGCAGTCTTGAACGCATTCTCTGCTTCCAAGTTTTTTCCTAATTCAATTGCATCTATAAATTCTCTACTCATTTTTATCTCCTTCTGGCGGCGCTTCACCATCATATTTTGATATATCATCAGCTGAAATGGCACCACCACCAGCATCCTGTGGATATCTAGTAATACCATCACCAGCATCTGGCATATCTATACCACCATCCATTGGATCAATTTCCAACTCTTTATTAATTTGAACACGCATATTATCAATTTCAGAATCATTCATACGCAAAACCTTCTTCAGTACATACTCTTTGCTGAAGAATGTTCCAATGTATGATTGAATACCATCAAGTGCTTGTATTCTATCATTGAGAAGTTCTGCATCTTTCAGTTCTGCGAAATGACCATCCTGTAAGAAATCATATTGAACGTGTTCTTGAATTAAAGGCCAATCTTCTGGTGCAATAACACCTTTCAACAAGAGTTGTGTTTTAAGAATATCTGTAAACATAGGAACAAACTTCTTACGAATTCTTTGTACAAACTTAGTAAATTTTAATTCATCTCTTGTGATTTCTGAAGCACGTCCAAGACTAAATCCATTATCAGATTCCATACGAGAAATAGGAACATTCAAGGATTTGTAAAGTTTCTTTTGAAAATATTGAATGTCATCAATCTCACCCAGATTAGAGCCACCGGGCAATGTTGTAATTTCAGTCCCTCTACCACCTTCACGGCGAGGCAACCAAAAATCTTCCAACATAGACATATGATTTCTATCATCTCTAACTTCCCCTGTGTTTGCATCATACACAAGTTTATTACGATAACGATTCATAACATCCTTTAGATATTGTTCTGCCTTTATCTTAGGTAGATTACCAACATCAATGTAGAAAATTCTACGTTCTGGGGCTCTTGAAATGCGATAGATAACCAATGCATCTTCAATCATTCGTAATTGATTTACTGGTTTAATTGCTTTATGTAAATATGAAAGAACACGGCCGCTATTACCATCAATCAAACCAGATGGGCAATATGTAATAGAATCTGGAGCAATTTTTAATCCTTGATTAGTACCACCAGTTCCAGCCGAACCTAATCCTTTTTCATTATAAACATAATACTCTTCAACCTTCTCAATCATATCAACGCTTATGCCAGCCAATTTCTTTTGATCTTTTTTAACTTCTCTGACTTTTTTAATTTTGGTAGGATCAATATATCTCAATTCCGTAATACCCCTTTTGGGGTTCTTTGTATCGATGATTTTATGATAAAATAGTCTACCATCTACATACCATCGACGGAAAATGTCATGACCTTTTTGTTCAAAATGAAGAAGTCGCAAAACTTCATGAAATTCTGAGCGTATTTTTCTTTTAATTTTTTCTGGATAAGGTAAACGATCTAGAGTAATTTCAACTGCTTGATCGTTTTGATTTGAAATGATACCTTCATTAATAATATCATCTACTGCTGTATCGCACTCTGCTTGTTGTGCAATATCACGATACCGACGAATTAAATCTAAATCGGTTCGTTCTCTACCATCTGTATCTAAAACTTGACCAAAGAAACCACCGCCAGCAACATCGATAGTGCCGTCATCAGGAGTTGGGGTGGAGAATGTTGTTTCTCCACCCGAATCCTTTTTTGATTTCTGTATACTGAACCCAAAAAGTTCTGCCATAATGTCTCCTACTATTGTTGTAACTATTTAGTAGGTTTGAATTAGAAGTTCACACCAGAAGCTTCAAAGTGTTGATATCTCCAAGTACACTCAAATTCTTCAAGTGCAGTTGCTTCATCACTGGTCAAATCAATTTGCGCACCAGTTGTTGTTGGCCATGCACTTCTGAAGATATAAGTTTTCAGAACTGTTTCATCACGGTCCAACTGTTCAACAGTCAAATCTGTTTGATAATCAGCAGGAGCAATAACACCCTGCGTTGAAATAAAGTCATTAATACCGTTTGACCATCTTTCAATTGCATTCTTAATCATAAAGTCAGTATCATTATAAAAAGTTGTTGACCAAGGCTCAGGTGCTGCCCTATCTCCAGCAATATAGATATTTCTGCCACGGAAAGGAATTGCAATTTCTCCAACAGTTGACGATGGTAGATTTGTACCTTTGCACATAAAAGATGTTCTACGAACATCTAACCCAATTGCAATTCCTACTGGAGCAGTAATCGTTACCCGAAACTGGTTAGCACGAGCACCACCGCCGATTAAGTTAGCTTTAAAGTCGTTGATATTCATGATTAGCCTCCTACCTCGCTAAACGATACACCAGTTCGTACAGCAATAAAGTTTAGTGTAATGAAGTTAATGGACCTTGCGGGTTTGATGTAAATATCCCCAACAAACTCATTTCGGTCAATAACTTCACCAGTGTTATTAGTTGAATCGCATTTAACAGAGAAGTCAGTGATACCTCTCCGGCCTTGTACATCTCTCAAGAAAGGTTCAACCATGTTACGGAACTGGGCCCGTGTAAACTCATCGTTGAATTCAAAGAGCATATACTTAGCAGCAGTTGCAATTGCTTTTTCAAGAACAAGGAACAATCGACGCACGTTAATGCGGTCAAATGCACTTGGTTTAGTCTGTGCGGTTTTATCACCGAACAGAACCACACCTTGGCCTGGAAAGTTAACTACTGGATTAATACGAGCTTTGTAAAGAATATCACGGTCTGCTTTCTGTGGATTGAAAGAAAGTTTAACCGCACCCCGTACATTACCACGAGTATAACCAGCAGGCGAGAACCAAGGATCAGCAACATTATCTGTAAATGCACAAAGACCAGCAGTGTCACCGTTCAAAGGAACATATCGATAAACGTCACCATATTTGTCATATATATACTTGTATCCACTGTCGAATACCATATAAGACGATGATGGGCATGTATCAAATGCATCTTTCACATTATCAGTTGCAGTTACATTACTTGTAACACCAACCGTCGCAGCACGATAAGGTGATGCGAAACCAACACAATCCCTACGCAATTCACAAAGGTCTGTAATCATTGTTACATGCGTATCATGACCCGCTACAGTATCAGCAACGCCAGAACTTGGCCCAGATAACACTAAGTTAATGTCAAGATTTTCTGTATCAGCAAACTTGTCATATGCAATTTCAATTTCACCAGCAGTAACAGAATAATCATCCGTTCCACCTGTCAATGTATCAACTGTTACACCACTTACCAGTGTATAGTCCGTTCCTGAGGCAACATCAGTGCCCCAGTTAGAACCAGCAGCAAGATGGTCTGTCCAGTAAATAAATTCAGATTTAGTGAAAATAACATCTGGATAATAATTATTACCACCTTGAGGAGTTTTTGCATACAGGTTCTTTGACATAGATGGGAAAACTTCAATAACCGAGCTTGTACGTCCTCCCTTAACATCAACATCATAACCAGTAATATCACCAGTTTTATCATAAACTGCAACGTGAAGTTCATCTAATTCACCACGTCCGTTTACAGTTGCCCAATCAGATGTGCCGGGAGCAGAATCGAAGAGGTCACTGAAACGCCAGCGACGACGAATTAAAGAGTTATCAGGAATAATCGTCTGAAGTCCGCCACCAGCAGGATCATCAAGAACCCGAATGGTGAGGTCTTCAGAAGAAATTGCTGTAACTTCATATTCTACGTTACCCGATTCCACTCTGTCATGACCAGCAGCTGCTGAAAGCACCAGAGCTACATTGTCGGCAACTGTGATTGCTTTATCTAAAACAACAACGCCGGCAACCGAACCAGCACCACCACTTTGTGATGTTACTGATGAAATCTTAACAACTTCGTCACCGTCTGAAATACCAGCACCAAGCACACGTTGGCCAACTGCAAGAGCACCAGTTCCACCATCAACAGTAAGAGTTTTGGATGCAACTGTGATTGCACCGTTAACTACTGAAACGATAGCACTTGCATCGTAGAACTGAATGATGTCTCCGACTATGATTGTCGCATCAGTTGCATCTTGGTCATCAACTGTAATAGATAGATCACCAACCGCACCAGCACCATTAACTAAGTTAAGAGAACCAAGTTGCTGTGAAAATGCTCGAGCGCTAGGACAGATATCCACACCAAGTGAATTACCATGTGTTCCAGCAGTCCTTGCAGTCCACTCACCGTTAGAACCTGACCCATCGGCAAAGGATGCTTCATAGTGTTCATCGTCACGAATGAGGATACCGCTGTTTGCACCAGCATTTAATATGCCTGATTCTGCACGAACTACACGCAAAGAATCTGAATATTGTAGAAAATTGGCCGCTGTAAACCACCACTCAAAATTAGATGCGTGAGGTTTTCCAAAGATGGATACTAACTGTTCTTCTGAACTAATTGTAGTCACAGAAGAAACTGGGCCCTTTGCAAATGGTCCTGCAATTGCACCAATAGATGTTGCAACAGCAGGGACAACATTTGTAAGATCGATCTCCCTGACATGAACGCCGGGCGAAACTAAAAATGCCATGTTTCTTACTCCTTTTATGGTAGAGTTTGTTTTTTTGTTTCTTCAGTTATATTTATAAAAAAAACATTTTTCAAAATGCAGTTTTATATGTGTTATAACATATAAATAAATATATGTCAAATGAACATTACGAAAAATATAAAGATACCATTAAGAAGGTATCTCGCAGAAATTATCGTAAAAGAATCGTTTTACTTAACGAATTCCTTGCAGATAAGTCATGCAAACATTGTGGTGAAAGTGAAACAGTGTGTTTGAAATTTTACCCTCACGATTCTAAAATACGAAAAATAACAAAAAGAGTTGGTATGAATAATGAAAGTCGTAAAGAAATAGTTCAGCTTATAGATAACTCTTTAATATTATGTTTAAATTGTTGGATCAAAAATCACAATGATTTAATTGAATTCATATAAAGTATTTAGATTTTTACCAATCTGTACGATAGTCTCTAACTACTGGGCTCCAACGAGTTCCATATTCATCAACCATTTCACCTATATTATCATCTTCCAATCCATTAACAACAAATCCAAAAGGAGCCATGTCCTGTTCTAACATGTCTTGTTGTTCTGACATCATTGTTCTACGAATATCATTGTCTGTAATTTCTTTAAAATAAGTTTGATCACTTGCCCAAGAAAATAGAAATAAACACGCTACAGTGTCATCATTACATCCATCATCGGCTTGAAATGAACTACCTTTAATAATAAATGTAGATAATTCATTAATACAGTCATAATCTTCAATAATTAATTTATTATCTTCTACTAGTTGTTTTAGATTAGAACATCCAATTTTCTTTACTGCTTTAGTTGTTCTTACCCCCAATTGCGCTCGGCCACCACTGAAGCCCCCTCCAAGGACTTGTCCTGCTCGCCCACGCATACTAGCCATAATAAGGTTGTCATACTCCAAATCAAACTGCATAGTTGATGCAACTTGTTCACCGATATCATTTACCTCAATCATTACAAATGCTTGATTATATGCTTTAGCTACTTCATGTATTTTGGTGGGAAATAGTAGAGGTTTTATTTCATTATCTCTGTATTTTGCAACTACCTTATATGGTATAGTTGTTATATCAAAGACTAAGAAAGCAGAATAATCATTTTGTGTACCTCTTGCAACATCAGCAGTAATAATATATGTACTTTTCTCTAATGGCATTTCATATAAATCTAAACCAGAATTGGATCGTATAGGAGTCCTATATGTCAATTGTTTTAATTTTGCTGGTGATATAAGTGTATCTATAGACCCTAAAAACTCGCACTCAAATTCAGAATTAAATTGTGATTCGGAAGTGTTTCGTATTGTTTCTTCTTTCCAAGCTGCATCTCTCCCTGGCACTTCACTCCAATGTACTTCAGTAGGAATATAGTTATTACGTCCTTCCTCTGCATCTACCCATAGTTTATAAAATTGATTCATGCCATGTGGTGTAGAAACAATAATTACTTTTGTGTTTTGCCCAGAGGTAATTGTAGGATAAACAGATGCAAAGAACTGGTCAGCTACATTTGTAGGAACAAACGCAAACTCATCTAGGAAAATTACATTATATGAACCACCACGAATTGCACTTGAAGATGTTGCGGCTGCAAGAATTTTACTGCCGTTCTCTAGTTCTATATTACCTTTGTTCCAAGCAATAATACCTTGTTGCATCCATTTAGGAAGATTTTCGTATGCAAGTTGTAATCTTCCTAAAATATCTCTTGCGGTGGTTGATTTATTGGCAAGAACTGCAACTGTTGTGTTTGGATTAAATAAAACATAATGTAAAAGGTATGATATAATAATTGTTGATTTACCTGATTGTCTAGGAAGTTTAAAAATGGTAAACCTATTTTCATGCATAGTGTCAACCATTCCCTCTTGAAAATTATACATATCAAAAGGAACTAATCCATGATCCAAAGAAACAATCCGAACATAATTTTTTATAAAATAAATAGGAGACTCAGAACATTTTTGGTACTCTACAATTTCATCTTTAGTGAAATTATGAGCTAGTCCTGTTCTCTTTAAATTTGGATTGCCGAGGTAAGCATTACTATCAGTTGACATTAGAGGCACCTATTAAAAAGTTACACGCTATACTTATTCTTATTGAATCCGTAAGACTTGGAGATACACCATGTTCTAGCCAACTTGGAAATAATATTGCTTCACCTGATTCAAATGGTCGTTTACTTATATGATTAGTATATGGAGTTTTCTGAAAATGATGTGAAGAATCCATAGCTTCTTGAAGTCTAGGGTCTTTAAAATAAAGTCTCGCATCATCTGTTTCAGTAACATAGTATACACAAGACCAACTAGCCTCTTCATGAATATGTGGCATAGTATATTCACCCATTCTACTCAAGTTTGCCCAATTATTAATCATTCTAATCTCTGCATCATCATTATATACATCACTTAGAATATTATTCACATTAACTATCAAGGATTTCTTTAAATTAGAAAATACATCAGAGGATTCAAATAATTCTTTATTACTTTGCCATCCACTACCCTGTACTGGATTAAACTTAAAACCCAAACCCTGACTTTCTCTTTTTAGAATATCAAAATATAATTTGTCATTATGTATATTTTTATCATCAATCTTAAAACTGTATACCGTTGTTGGCCATAAGTTTTGTCTTTCAACTTTCATAATATAATCCTAACCTTCAGATTTTCCTTTTATTAATTTTTGTAATTCTTTTGTAGAACCAACGAACAATGCGTTAGTAACACTCTTTGGTGCATTATTGGGAACCTCTTTTAGTTTTCTCATTTTTTCTTGTAGATCGCCTAGTTTTTCGGTAACCTCTGAGACTTGTTTGATAAGATTTCCAGCAACCTCATATGCTCTTGGATGCTCTCCTTCTCTCGCAAGCTCAAGTATTCCCTCAATTGCAGTAGAACCTTGTTCCACCAACCTATAGAAATTATCCCTTTGAAATTTATAATCGTCATCTACATCTTCACTGCTGGTTGGTATGACAGGAGTTGTTATATCTCTTCCCATATTAATAACTTCACCAACGGTTTCAGATTCTATTTCAATAACACCCAAAGCCTTATCAATTACATTATTCATCATCACCTGTCACTGGATTATAATTTTTAGCATCTTGATAAAAAGATGTTGTTTCGTTAAACCCAAAATCATCATCTGCATCAGCTGATGTTGGGTTGGGTGTAACTGTAAGTCTCTGTTCTCTCTTGGGTGAATTATCTGCAATATCAGTATATTGATCAACTTGCACAGTCTTAATAACCTTGCTAGAAGTAACAGGACCATATAGATAAAACTTTGCAGTAAACGAAAGAGTGTATATTAGAGCTCTACGAGTAGTAAAATCTCCTTGATAATCATCATCATAAGAAATACTATTAAGAATAATAGGAATATCTCTTTTTATATCCATATCTGCCATATCATTTAAGGTTAAAGTATAATCTGGTTGGAAATATGGAAGAATTTGTTCTACGATTTGAAGTGCATCATCAGACTGTTTTGCCATTACATATAATTCAAGTTCCAAATTATATGGGACAGGCATATATTGAGCATCTAATTGTTTAGCGTTTGCACCCTTTACTTTCTTAAACTTCTGTACACGATTAAGCTTACGACCAGAATCATATGAAAGATTTTTGATTTCAAAACCAATACGGGGTAGAGTAATAGCTACTTGTTTAGTTAAATCTGCATCCTCATTCAATCTTACTAAAAATTTCTCTCTTGGCCCATATGCAAGAGGAACCTTCATTGCTTGAATTGCTGATCCAGAATTATCTTTACGAACAAGATTGATGTTGTTAAACATTGTTCCAAATGAAACAATAACTTTTCTAATTGTTTCGTGGTAGAATTGGGTTCCTAGCATTATGTATTCTCCGTATTCATCATATGATTGTATAATTAAGTATTATAGTAGAATCGTTTGCCAATGCACCACCTGATAAGTTTGTTATACTTACTTTAAATGAACCAGCTACTACTGTATGTATTCGTACTTGAACATCTAAATTAGCATTTGCGATAACTGTAGATGTTGCAAGACACTTATCAGAAGTAACTACAACATCAGCGTGTACAGCATCATCAGCCAATTCTCCAGCTAAAGTAAGTGTGTGTTTAATCTTAGCATTATTAGATGTAATCGCTCCAGCACTTGATGTAACATCAGAAGCGACTGCTGTATTTCCAGCACTTGCATCTAAAATATTAAGTTCAGCAGCAGTTGAAGTAACACCAGTTAGAGCTGTTGCCTCATCGGCCGTCCCTGTAACATCACCAGTTATATCACCAACAAATGCAGTTGATGTAATACTTGTTGCCCCAGTAACCACACCAGCGTCAATAATTATTGTAGCATCAAGAACAATCTGTTGACCTGCCAATGGTGTAATTAACAAGTCAGTACCAGCAGTTGAACTTAATGTATTGCCATTAAGATTTAGATTATCTATTTGAAGTGCAGTAAGTGTACCAACACTAGTAATATTTGTTTGAGCTGCTTGTGTAACTGTTAAAGCAGTACCAGAAGCGTTACCTGTCACATTACCTGTTAAGTTACCAACAAATGCAGTTGATGTGATACTAGTTGCACCAGTAACTACACCAGCGTCAATAACAATTGTACCATCAAGGACAATCTGTTGCCCTGACAATGGTGTAATTAATAAATCAGTACCAGCAGTTGAACTTATCGTATTACCATTAATATTAAGATTGTCTACTTGTAATGCAGTAAGAGTTCCTACTGAAGTAATAGCAGTCTGAGCAGCACCAGTAACAGTTGCGGCCGTACCAGATGCGTTTCCTGTTACGTTACCTGTTAACGCACCAGCAAATCCTGTAGCAGTTACTATACCTGTGCTTGGATTATATGTTAGTGTACCATC